GCGTTTGTGAGGCGCATCTGATCTATGCTGATGTCGATGTCCCTTCCGGTCATTGTCTGACCCGTTGACAGCCTTGCCCCCGAGACGTTCCAGTGGCCCACAAGCAGGTGAGGAACACGGTGGAATTCAGCCGCTTGAGCGCCAAAACCGGCGAACAGTCCGGACAAACCTTGAGCAATTACCTCGTTGGATGTCTGAATATCGCCCTCGTTGAAAAACTGCTTGGTCGGTGTAGGGATCATGGTCAGCACGGCCGTCGGTTCAGCGTAGATGCTCGGATGCTGATTCAGGTCGCCATCTGTCAAATAAATTTGTTCCGGGTAAGCCGAAACATGGATCAAGTGTTTCCCGCGAGCGAAGCGCAGGATTTCGGGAGCGGCGCCGTCGTGACTCGGCGTGCCGGTAATAATAGCCACCGGCGCGATTTCTGCCAGGGCGGAAACTGTCTTGATGGCCAGCTTTGCCGCCTTGGAATCCAACTTGACATCACGGCTGTCAAATGTGTCGCCGGCAATGACGATCAGGTCAACGGACTGAGTGTAGGCAGTATCGACAACGTGCCTCAGACATTCATCGGCTTCTTCTATGTTTTTGTCATTGATGTGAAGATCGGCGGTATGAAGAATGCGCATGGTTATCTCCTGTAGTTTTTTATTAAGCCCGTCCGGCACCGGGCAGCTCCTCTCTTTGCGGTATATTCACATATTGTAAATTCTTGGTTTCCCGCACTCGTCACCGGCCAGGCGCGGCTTCATCAAAACGGGACATCATCGACCAATTCCTGGGTCTGAGCAGGTCGCTGCAGGCTTAACAGGTGCTTAAACAGATTAAGCCGGCGTTCTTTTGGGAATTCATTCAGGTCTTTCGCTTTTGCCCGTGTCATGTAGTCGCCCAGGTTGTACTTTACCTGGAAGGCGAGGTTTGTGAGGGCTGCGTTCTGGCTGAGATTGTCGGCATTTTCAAAGTCAAGGATTTGTTTTTCTTCAGGGGTGAGTTCTTCATCGGCAACTGTTTCAGGTGGTTCATCGCTTGCGTTGTCGCTTAATTCCGGATCATCTGAAATAGGCGTGATATCAATCGGCGTGGTTTCTTTCTGGGCGTTGTTGGCGATAGCCGGACCATAGATGCCTGTCATGGCCTGGATATGCGCCTGCAGCATTTTCTCTTTCACGTCTTTGTCGTTGTAGTCCGGGCGGAAAACAATTCTGGCCATCACAAACGGTTTTGCCAGCTCTGCCACAGTGTAGGCGTTTTTCAGGCCCAGTATTTCCCGCACAACGCGGCTCATTGCTCCTGATTCGGCCAGCTTCAGTTTGTGCTTGCGCTTTTGGAGCATGTCACGCTGGACGCAATATGTCACATAGTCGCCCTTTTCCTTCTCGCTCTTGTCTTTCATCCACTTGCCTTTCGTTTTCTGGATGTAGAGAGCGCGAAGCTCTTCTTCGATGACTTCAAAGTCCATGTCGTATTGAGCTTTGAAGAAAATAGGATTGCCGTCAGCTTTTTTCAGCCCTCCGACCGCCTGATAACAGACATAGTTTCTGTCGTGTCCGTCATCGACCCGGCGCGTGTGCTCGGTGGACCAGATGATCCCGGCGCAGACGCTCAGTTTCATGAGCGCCTGCTTGGTGAGGCGGAATTTCTGCTTTTTAGGATCGTCTTCGTCGTTGTGCGGGTAAACATCGCCGTCGTCGGGCTTGGCTGATAGGGTTACGGTTTCAATCACAGGAGCGTGGAACTCCGATAATCCCTGAATCTGCGTTGATGGCATGAGCAGGTTTGCGCCCTGCTTTTGGTAGATTTCTAATTGTTTTGATAATTCTGTCTCTGTCATTGCTCTGGCCCTCCATTTTTCGGTTTTTGTCAAAAGCGGCGCCTGGGGCGTTTCACCCCAGAATCTCTAACGTGGCCCCGTGCGTCCTTTCTTGAACGACACCGCTCCAACCATTTTGTAGAGGTAGGTTCGCCCCGATACTCTGACGGCCTCTACATCTATCAGGTACGGTTTTAATTTTTCCCGGATGTCGCTGATCCGGCGCGTGTGTGACAATATTCCCATCCGTTGAATTTCTGCGCTGGTGAGCCCTCCGGCCAGCAATCCCTCGTAAACCTTGTATTGCTGGGAGCCCCACTTGAATAATTCGCCGGGTTTCGGCGCAGGCGTGAAGTTGAGCTCGGATTGATTCATGGTTTCCTCACGTAGAACTTTTTTCCGTCGTGCTGGGTGCAAAACCAGCCGTTTACGGTCGACTCGACGGCACAGTCACCTGCCTGCCGGCGGTCCAGCTCGGCCAGGAGGTATGTCGCCTCGGCCTCGGTCATGGCTGCCCCCACGGCGTCGTAGGCGCTCATGACGGCACGCGGTTCCATGCGGACTTGCGCTATCTCCCGGTGAAATTGTTGCCGCTGCCAGAATGCCCACGCGGTTGCCGCCAGGGCGACCAGCACGAAAATCACCGTTGCAATGTTGATTAACCGTTCCATAGTTTCACTCGTTTCTTTTCAACCCATGCGCCCGCGAGAGGCGAGACCGAGGCAGAAAATTAAGATAAAACACTGAAACCTTGCGTCCGCACCGGACCTGTCTTGTCCAATTTGCGGCCCTGTCTTTCCATGGTCGGCCAAACCTTCGGGTAATGTTTGCAACACGCCATGCTGGTTGCAACGCCTCTGGTGGGACTGAGCTTAACGAGTGGCTTATAGCTGTTATGACCGCTTATCGGTCGCTCAAGCTGCTACGCCCGAGGCTTCCCCTTTACCTACCAGCGTAATCCGTCGCTGGTGTGGTAAGAATACACAAGATGAATATATATGTCAATATAAAATATTCACAATGTGAATTTCATACTTGCATGCCGGGGAAGGGTGGGGTAGGGTGGGGGTGCAAGGCAGGGGAAATAAAAGGCGGGCGGATGCGTGAACATCCACCCGCCTGGGGTTACGATAACAGGGCAATGATTTTGATTACGACCTCATCATGCAAAGAAAGGGGATGGTATGATTTGTATTATTGCTGCTGCTTGGAATTAGCTTTTAAATCTCTTTCTTTTCTTCTTTGATAGCTACCCCAGACATATACTCCAATAAGACCTGCAAGCGGAGTAAGAATTGCCGCAAGCCCTTCCGTTGGTTGTCCTATGTAAGCCAAAACGGTGCCAGCGCCAATAGCCGATATTGCTATGATGAAACCAAGGACAGAGCCAATATATGACTGCCTTACGTCTGATGTAATTACTTTATTTTCCAGTTCTTGGCGGTGTTTGACTTGATTTTCAAATTGACAAATAATTCTTTCCGCAGCCCCTGGAACTATTTCATCGTATTGTTGAAGTATCTGCGGTGGAGGAAGGGGGCCTTGAAACGATACTGCCTGAACTTTTGCAATGTGATTATTCTTGTTATTGGGCCTTTGTGTTATTTGATTGTTATTTGGTTTTTTCTTTCTCTTAGGCATTTACTGCGCACTCTTGTTCTTTTTTGTATGCCGCAAGCGCCGTCCGCATATCTTCGCCAATGGCCTTCCAGTCGTGCTGGAACGCGCGTGTATCCGCTGTCTCTTCATCAGGAGAAATATTGTAAGTGTTTAACGTTCCCGAAAAATCAAAAAGCCTGGCTATTCCAGTGGCAAAATTAGATCTGGCAAATAGAAAATCTGAATTCCCCATGGCTTTGTCCTCCTCTCTATGGTTAATTTACTGGGGAGAGAGCAAAAACCGCGCCCCCAAGGTCGTTGACTTCTTGTAAAATAAGCATGCCTGAGTGTCAAGGAAATTATTGCGTTTCAATCCACGCGCCCGCGGGAACTATCGGCGTTCCCGCTCAAAGCAGACCACGGAATCGGTCGTGTTTCAATCCACGCGCCCGCGAGGGACGCGACGATTTTGGCCCAATTCCTCAGTAATATTTTTTCTGTGGTTTGTAATTGTCCCGGGATGATTCGCGGTAACGATCCCCCGGGGTTATTTCTCCTTTATTCGGATTGTAATTGCCCGGGGTGCTGTAATTGTCGCTCTTGGTGGCATTGGGAGAGGTCCTGCTGTGGGGGCTGACATAGGGATCCTTTATGCCGTCCCGGTTTGTGTCGCGCCAGTGACCCCGTACGCGCTCGCCGGCAAAGGAAAATATCGGGAACAACAATACAATGATCACAAAGAAACCAACAATCTTTTTCATTATTTGCCTCCTGTTTTGTTGTGTTTTTTATTCGTCTGTATTTTGTATCGACCGTTTTTCAAAAATATTAAACAATAATCCTTGTCGGCGTTTGTTTGTACTGTTTTCCTTTTCTTCGTCCTGTTGGTGTGCCTTAAGGAGTTGGTCTGTTGACTCATCGCTTTGTTGTTTTTCCAGCGATTCCGGAGCCGCCGGAGCCGCCGGAGCCTCAACCTGGCCGCGCTCGCGCTCCCTGCGCAACGCCTCCCTCAGTGCTTCTGTTACATCGATTTCCCTGGAAGGCTTCGCAGGTTCTTTCGGCATGCCGAGCTCGTGCCAGCCGGTGCGCGTCAAACCATAAGACACGCCCGTAAGTCGGTTGGTTTTGATCATATAGTATCCAACCTGGCGACCGCTTACATTATCGTATCTGTAAAACGTCGGCCAGACAAACACGGCTACCCCGGCGGCTGCGAGAACAATCAATGTGGTAATGACGATCGTGAATCTATGCATGCGTTAGTCTTCCCTTTATTCGCATTTGAATTTTATTTCTGCGCCTGCGAATGTTTGGAATTGCTGAAAATCTTTGTGTGAATCAGATACTGGTATGAGCTTTTTCCCAAGCGAGGCGCAATACTCATTACCTTCCTTATACAGCGCCGCCTTTATAACAGATCCGGAGTTTGCTGAAACAGATTGCCGGCCGAGCATATATGTGTCGTCTGAGATTTTCACAATTCCCGTGTTCCCAGCGCACCCCACACACAATATAACAAACACCAAAAAACAAGCTATTTTCCTCATGATTTCTCCTTAAGCTTCCACTATCATCTTGAAACTGGTTTTTAGCGAGCAGGGATTTCTATGTGAATTCCATAATCTTTTTTTATAATATTTTGCGCTGTTACCCAAAGCCTTTCGTCAAATAAAGACGTCATGGCCGGTCGCTTAACGTAGTACCATTGATAACCATTTATCCCGTGTTCTATTCCTAACTCCCACATAGCCATTGCATAAAAAATTGATTTTGTGCGTTCATTCTCAGAATCATATTTGGAGAATCTATATATTTCAGAAAACCTTTTCTTTGCAAAATTTCCAACTTTAATTTTCTGGGGCTCTTCGAGGTGCTCGAAAACATACTTCCCAATAAGAGCCATTTTAATCTCTTCTATTTTGGGCCCTGCTGTTATTAAATCCCATAATCCCATAGAATGCATCCTCCTGTTTATATTCTCCTATGTTAAATGCAATCAATAACGTAATCCGCTAATTTCTCACCTAATGCGACATGCTTATTTTTAAATACATTAAATAACCCCATAATTCCCCCTGATTTTTATTCTTGAAGCGATTCGAGTTCTTGTATAAATTCCAAGAGATCACGAGCTTCTTTATGCCCCATCTTGGCGGCTTTTATTAAATATTGTTTTGATTTTTGTGATTCTTGATCATCCATTCCTATCCCCGGATCGTATAGCAATCCGAGACGATAATACAGTTCAGGGTTATTCGATTCTGGCATTATCGCTTCATATCCTCTTATGGCCAATATGCGAGATTTTTTAAATTGAGACATTGGAAAGGGTGGATTTAAATTACTCCCGGAAAAATCTTCCCATAGGCTCCATATTGCATAGTGCGCGTCAATGCTTCCTTTTTGAGACGCTTCATAATACCATTTCACGGCCTTTTCTAAATCTACTGCAACACCATCGCCTTCTTCATAAATAGCGCCCACTTTATAAAGGGATTTGCCGCTGCCATCGGAAATCAATTCACTGACGTGAGGAGGTAAAATATCAGGCGTGTTTTGTTGATTGCATCCAAATAAAACAAATAAAATGGAAAGCAGGAGTGCTTTTTTCATCTTTTATACCCTTCTCTCTACGGGGTTCACCTTTTCGCCCACCACCAGGCGACTTTGCCGATTATTCCAGTGTTTATCTCTTCGCCGCGTAAAGATACCACAGAGTCAAAATCGTCCTTGTTTTCGGGGACGCCTACTACAACGTTATTAGGGAGAACCTTCAGCCATTTTATTGTGGCGCCGCCGTCCTGACGGAAGGCGACCATTTTTTTGTCCAGCTTTTTGGGGTCTTTCTCGGAATGATTGATGGCGATTATGTCTCCATCGTTCAAAATAGGGTACATGCTGCGACCACGGACATGGCAGCAGGTGTAATTTTCCGGATCGCCTGGCGACCATTGTTTGTCTGCGTAAATCAGCACCCAGCCGGCGATGTCTTTTTCGTTTATTTCCGAGGGATTGCCTGCTGCCACGGCATCTTTTAGAAGTTTAACCGGTATGTAGTTGTCCATAGCAAAATCGCGGTGAAATGTTTTCAGGTGGGGTGATTGTTGAATAATAATCTGCGGCGGCCGTGACGACAATGGTTCCTTGCCGGTTAATAGCCAATCAAAAGAGATATTATTTTTCTGACAAAATGCAAAAAGTATTTCCCATGGTATCGTTTTCCTGTCTTTGCTTTTCCAATTAGAGGATACTTGAGGCTCAACGCCCAAAGCCAAAGCAATATCCATATTTTTTTTACTTTTAATTTTCTCCCCAACTCGCTGGAGTATGCCTATAATATTCACTGCGTGATCATGACTTGACATAAATATTCACCTTGTGTATAATTTCCATTATGACAATTAATATTGCCCAACAAATCAGAGATGTCCGCGCGGCACTGGGGCTGACTCAAGCCCGCCTGGCCGATGCTGCCGGGTTGACGCGGCAGCAAGTCGCCGATTGGGAAACAAGCCGCAGCCGGCCGCTGGCTGAGGACTATTTAAAGATCATGGCCCTGGTTCCAAACACAGTTTTAATACTGCGTGATCAATTAGTGTCGTCCGACCAAGAAGGTCAGGTATGCTGCAAAGCAACAAAAAGGGCAGGGCGCGGATAAATCCGCACACTCGGATGAAATCCCCGCCAAGGTTTCGCGTCCTGCCCGATGATAAATTATTTTCAAAGTAATTCAAGGGGTTTTTTAGGATGCAAATTCCTTTAGATTTCACCGGTAAATGTGACCACAAGATCACTATTGCCGTTGATGATGACCTCAAATTGATACTGGACAATATCTCACGGGTTTGTGGAAAGCCCGTGGCTACGGTCTGCAAGGAGTATGTTGCCGACAAAGCAGGCGGTGACTGGGGGAAGTATATTGCAAAAAAAGCAAAGGGTTTTGCTGTTGACATAGATAAACTATGAAAAATTTTTTGTCATTTTTCAAACAAGTAAAAACAAGTTGAGACTTGTCTAAGGAAATCAAATACATGGACGGTAATCTTAAAGAAACACAACAAGAGGCGCGGACGCACAAATCATCACGCGGACGCTGCCTTTGCCAGACACTGGACGCTCAAAAACAATGCGCCGGCTATCTACCGGCCGACCAGCCATGGCAGCCGGAAATGTGCGCGTTTATCGATTGCTGGGATGGGTTTTCATGTCTGAGGGGGTAAATATGTCGGAAGTCACACCCACTTACGGGGACACTTACGGTGCTTTCCAAATCACATTGCCCGGCTCGATCCGGAGTAAAAAAAACAGCCGCAGGCCGATTATTATTGGCGGGAAAACCTGTAAGCGCAGAATTGCCAACATCCCATCGAAATCTTATGTGGACTGGGAGAAGCAAGCGCAGTTGGAGGCGTGTGTTTACTGGAAGCAGAAACCACTGATGTGCCTGGTATCGGTCGAGGTTCATGTTTTTTATGCCGGTAAACAGCCGGATTTGAGCGGCTGTCTGGAGTCGGTTGGGGACTGTTTGGAGGGAATTATATGGGAGGACGATAAGTTGATCGAGTCATGGGATGGTTCACGCCTTCACCACGATAAAAAGAATCCCAGAACCGAAATCACGGTGAGGTGGGGATGAATGCCTGGCCGGACGCCCCGAGGGTAGAGAAGCCCTGCAGAGATTGCGGGGAAATGATGTTCTGCACACCGAAACGGGAAGTGTGCTCGAAGTGTAGGCGGAAAAAAGAAAGAGCTGAAAAGAGTCGAAAAAGGAACGAAACGCAATGATGACAACAGAACAAATAATTCGTCGGCGAATTGAGCTTAAAAATCAGCTCATTATAATAACTCAAAAAGAGATTAAAGAACTTGAGGAACAGTTGAATAAAAAGGCGGATACCCTTGCGCAGGGGAAAACCGGTAATCCTGAACCGGCTGCCGCCAGTTAATTTTCAGGGCATCAACAGGAGATGCAATGGCAAGAATGAGATCGTTAAAGCCTGATTTTTTCAAGGACGAAGATTTGGCCACATTACCATTTGAGGCAAGAATCTTATTTGAGGGGTTGTGGTGCTACGCGGATCGGGAGGGGAGGCTAGAGGATAGGCCGAAATATTTAAAGGTCGAAATATTCCCCTATGACAATGTTGACATTGAAAAACTTTTAAACATGCTCGAAAGCCCAAAAATTGAAGGGCGCGATGATAAAGTATTCATCCGCCGGTATTGTGTTGATGGGAAGAAATATATTGATATTCCAGAGTTTTTAAAACATCAATCACCACATAAAACAGAGAAAGAAAGTTTGTTTCCGTCATTTAACGGTGAAGTAACGGTTATTAAACGGTTAGAGAAAGTGGACGTGGAAGATGCATACTACCCTAAACCAGTAAATCTTACCCATAAATCTGACCCTAAACCAGTAAGAGAGAAATTAAGTAAAGAGAAAGTAAGTAAGAAGCTGACGCTCATGCCGGAAAACTTCGAGGTCTCGGAACGTGTCCGCGCCTGGGCAGCCGAAAAAGGGTTTTCGAGAATCGACGAGCATTTCGAATCGTTCCGGTTGAAATGCAAATCGAAAGATTACAAATATGCCGACTGGGATTCGGCGTTTATGAATGCGATCCGGGATAACTGGGCCAAGATCGGCAACGGCAACGGCAATGGCAACACTCCTACACGCGACCCCCCGATGCTGATTGTCAGTTGCCCGACGTGTGGAAAAAGAGTCCATCGGTCTGATTTAATTGAAAATTGGTGTGTGGAATGTCATGGAAAAACAAGCGAAATATCCGGAAATTGATTTGCAGATGCGGCGTGTCATGCCGCACGACAACACGGCTGAACAGGCTGTTATCGGCTCGATGCTGTATGACAACGCCTGCATCGAACGGGTGCATTTATCGCCGCATGATTTTTATTCGGCTGCCAACGCTCTGATATTTTCTGCCGTCATGGAATTATCGGAATCAGGCAAAACCGCTGATATTGTGACGGTTTGCGAACACCTGTTATCGTCCGGGAATATCAAAAAATGCGGTGGGCAGGCGTATGTTGCAAGCGTTGTCGATGCGGTAATTTCCACGGCTGCCGTGTCGTCATATGCCGCGATTGTGCGGGATAAATCGGTCGAACGCCGTATAATTTCAGAGGCCTCAAGGATCATCGAGGCTGTTTTTTCTCCGGAGGCAACGGCGAGAGAAAAACTCGAGGAGGCCCAAAAAGCGATACTTGGCCTGTCTCTGCAAGAAAACACGGAAACTTTAAGAAATTCGCCTGAAATAGTCAAAAAAACCTGGTCTGAAATCGAAAAACGGTACCAGTCGCATGGTGCGTTAATCGGGCACTCAACGGGCATATCCGACCTGGACTCATGCATTTCCGGCCTGATTCCGGGCGATTTAATTATCCTGGCCGGTCGCCCTGGTATGGGTAAAAGCGCCGTGGCCGGTAATATCGCCGCCACTGTGGCGGCATCGGGTGTGCCGACGCTGATATTTTCACTGGAAATGCCGGCCGAAGCTGTGATGACGCGTATAATTTCACGGTATTCCGGCATTAACAGTAGAAATTTGCGTCGGGGGTATTTACAGGAAACGCAGTGGGGAAAAGCCGTCGAGGTCGTCGGGTCAATAGCACGCTGGCCGCTGTATATCGACGACAAATCAGGCATCACTCCAGAGGAAATCATCAGTAAATCACGCAAAATGGCGCATGACTGCGGCTTGGGATTGTTAATCGTGGATTATATGCAGCTCGTGCGTGTGACGGGGAAACACGATTCCCGCGAGCAACAGGTAGCGGAAATCAGCCGGACGCTCAAACGCCTGGCCCGTGAATTGGATATCCCCGTGATCGGGTTGAGCCAGCTGAACAGGCAGGTGGATAGCAGGCCGGACAAACGCCCGTTGCTGTCCGACCTGCGAGAATCCGGTGCAATCGAGCAGGACGCGGATATAATTATTTTCATCTACCGCGACGAAATATATAACAAATCCGAAGACAATCCGAAGCGCGGCATTGCGGAAATTGACATAGCAAAGCATCGCAACGGGGAAACCGGCCGGTTTGAGGTTATTTTTGACGCAAAAACACAGACGGTCAGAAACAAGGCATTTGAGTAGGCAGGCCAACGGGGCACTGCTCAATAAGCCGGGGGTGCGAAAATGTGGATACTGCGGAGGCATGCTGCCACGACAGCGTGAGCGCTATTGCGACAGGATATGCAGGGGGTTGGATGGGACGAAAAAGGTGCGGACGCTGCGGGAAAACGTATCCTGCCGCGGCTGATTATTTTTACATCCGGCATAAACCAACCGGACGACTGGATTCTATGTGTCGAAGTTGCCGCCGCGCGATAAACGCGGATTGGAAGCGCAAAGTAATCAGGGAGCGACGCGAGGCCCTTGCGGTAGCCTTGGGGCGTCCCCTGAAGAGTTCATCGGCCGATGACACGGATCGAAGAACGCTGGCTGGGTTTACACGCTACATGATGCGTAACCCGCATTATTTCCGGTATGTGTTTAAAGGCGAGCCCACACCCGAAAATATCGGTGATGCATTCCGGAAATATGTAAAAACAAATCGGGATTCCGCATCCGGCTGTGTATAATGGGGCTGCGTGGAGGGGGAAATGGCTACCAAAAAGACGGTAAAAACAAAAAAGACTGCAGCAAAAAAAGCCCCGGCAAAAGGCGGGCGGCCATCCCTGCTTGAACAGATCGATCTCGTGATGTTAACGAAATTGGCGGAACAAGGCCTCACGGATAAACAATTAGCCTATGTATTTGGAATTACTGAGCAAAGTATTAATCGCTACAAAAAAGATCAAGGGTTTTGTAAGGCCCTAAAAAAGGGCAAGAAAATCAGTGATTCCCGCGTTGTTCGGTCGCTGTTTGAGCGGGCGATTGGCTATGAGCATCCTGATGTAGATATTCGCGCGGTCAAAGGGGAGATTGTGCAAACGCAGATTATAAAGCATTACCCGCCTGACCCCACAGCGGCTATTTTCTGGCTCAAAAACCGCGATCCAGAAAATTGGCGGGACAAACATGAATGGACCGGAGAGAACGGCGGCCCGTTGGTGGTGATACGTGATGCCTCAAGCAAAGAAAAATAACCCGACAGATAATCCAGTGATGGATTTCGACCGAGATATTGCAAGGTTCACTCCCCGGCAGCTGGAAGCGTGCGCGGCAATCGACAGCGGGTATAAATATATTTTGTACGGGGGCGCATTGGGAGGAGGAAAACTTTTAAGACTGTCAACGCCTCTGGCTACGCCCAAGGGATGGACCACTATGGGCGAGATTCGCGTTGGGGGTCAGGTTTTCGACGAGGCTGGGAACGTATGCAATGTGATTGCGGTATCAAAAGAGCAAACAGACAAAACTTTTTCAATCGTATTCTCCGATGGCGCGGAGATTATAGCAGGCGCAAGTCACGAATGGGTAACTGAAACAGCTAAAGACCGCGACAAGATAACCCGAAGGACGGATAAATACCGGGCGGCGCGGCGAGCTAAGAGAGGCCAGAGGGGCACAGGGCGTAGGCCGGATCTTGCGAGGCGCAACGCTTCGCAGATATACAAATATCTGCCGCCTGTTGTGCCGACCATAAAAACTACGCAAGAGATTCATGACACGCTCATGGCGGGCAGGGAAAAAAATCATTCAATTCCTGTCTGTGGGCCGCTTTCCCTCCCTATCGCTGACCTACCCATTCCCCCGTATGTATTAGGGGCATGGCTAGGTGACGGCTGTTCAACCTCCGGGCAAATCGCGGGGATAGACAATCAAATCATGGCCGAAATAAGGGCTTGCGGCTACGAGGTCCGAGATCATTCAAAAGCGAGTAGTCACGGGATAATCGGGCTGAAAAAGCAGCTGCAAGAAATTGGCGTCTACGCCAATAAGCACATCCCGTTAATCTATTTGCGGGCTGCTATCCCGCAAAGGCTTGCGCTGCTCCAAGGGTTAATGGACACGGACGGACACTGCGACGCGCGAGGGCAATGTGAAATACAGGTAGTAAGCAAGCCTTTGGCAGATGGTATCCGAGAACTAATCTGCTCCCTGGGGATTAAGGTCAAGATGTGCACCGGCCGGGCCATGCTTTACGGGCGGGAGTGCGGGGAAAAATACAGGCTAAAATTCATTACCGGCCTGCCGGCTTTCCGGCTGCGCCGAAAGATCGAAAGACAAAAGAGAACTGATTTCCGGGGAACGCATCAACGGCGGTATATTATTTCAGTAACGGAAATTGCTGCCGAACCGATGAAGTGCATACAGGTCGATTCTCCATCGGCCATGTATTTGTGCGGCAAAGATATGATCCCGACACACAACTCCTATCTGCTGCGCTGGATCGCGGTTCGCATCCTGATGTTTATCTATGCCAAATTTAAAATCAAAGGTTCTGCGGTTATGCTGGCCTGCGAGGACTACCCAACTCTCAAGGATCGCCAGATTTCCAAAATCGCAAAAGAGTTTTCCGGCTGGCTCGGAAAATACCACGATGATCATAAAATTTACGGCAAATGTTATATCCTGGCGCCGTCGTACGGAAGCGGCGTAATCTGCCTGCGCAATCTCGACGACCCGTCCAAGTATCAGTCGGCGGAATTCGTGGCGATACTGGTTGACGAGCTTACCAAGAACGATATTTCCGTGTTTACGGACTTGCGTATGCGCCTGCGCTGGCCGGGTGTGCCGGATGAAAAGTGTGTGTTCGTCGGTGCGACAAACCCCGGCGGAATTGGACATAACTATTGCAAGGCCTACTGGGTGACAAAGGTTTATCCGCCTGAGTTTATATCCCCGATCGATTTCCGCCCGAAGTTTAAATTCATTCCGTCCAAAGCCGAAGACAACCCGCATTTGGATGAGGCCTACTGGGCAACACTGCATTCATTACCCGAACACCTGCGGGCCGCATTCCGCGATGGGTCATGGGATGTGTTTCAGGGCCAGGCGTTCACGTTCATGCGCGAGACGCACGTTATCCCGGCAATGCCAATTCCGAAACATGCGCCGATCTATTCTACGTTCGACTGGGGATTTGGCGCACCGTTCTCCTGGGGATGGTGGTGGGTTGATGGCGATGGGCGGATTTATCGGTTCGCCGAATGGTACGGGTGGAATGGCACGCCGAATCAGGGGCTGCGCTGGGAGGATTCCCGCATTGCCGAAGAGATTGTGAGGCGCGAAGCGGAGTTGGGGGAACGCTATAGGATTGATTTTTCGCGGGCGATCCGCAAAGCAGGCCCGGATTGTTTCCAGAAAAAACCGGATTACAGGGGCGGCGGCCAGGGACCAAGCACCGCAGAGGTATTTGCGAGCCAGGGGCTCTATCTCTCGCCAGGTGACGCAACGCGAGAGGCGAAAATCAGGCAATTCCGGGAGCGCCTCAAAGTTCCGCTCGATGATGCCGGTAAGCCGTCCGGGATGCCGATGATGATGGTGTATGAAAATTGCGATCAGTTTATCAGGACGATCCCGGACATAGTTGTGCATCCCAACAACCCTGAGTACATCGATGATAAGGGCGAGGTTCATGTTTTTGACGAATCTGCTCATATTTGTATGGCACGGCCGCTATCATTGCGCATACCGCCACGCCTCAAAACCGATGCACAGGCACATATCGACATGATCACCCGGCCGGTTCAGGTTGACCCGTTGTTGGCGAAGGAAGCAGCGGCGGAAAAAATAGCCCTGCGTGAAATGTACGAGGCAGACAACGATTTAATTTACACACGAGGGGGGACATATAGTGATCTTGACGGGAGGTAGTATGATTTTGGGGCTGTTGATTTTATGTGCGGCAATTAATTCCGTTGCGCTGGGGATAGCATCGATTGTGCTGTGGGCCTTGTTCAGTCGCGTCATTCTGCGCGATATGCCGCTGCCAACATGCCGGAGGGAGGCCGCAACGCAAAACGATATCGAAAAGCGAGTCGTCGGTACGTATCAGCCGGCCGACCCGTGGGATGAATTACGCATAGACCGGGACGATATTCCGGATGTCGCCCCAACAATACAGGAAGAGGATGGTTATTATGACACCACAACCAGATGATTTACTGCCCGTATATTGCCAAATTTGCCGTGAGCACATTGCCTATGTCGTACTGAGGGATGTGCGTTTTCCGCTTACCGGGGCGATGTTTTTAAGTCCCGATCCTGGACACGGGATATTGCCGCCGTTTCATGAGTCCCATGG